GTACAATCCTTTTTCTCTAAGTTGATTTTGTTTTAACGGAATTACCTCTGCAACTGGCTGTCTAGATTCAATGCTAAATTTACAGACTTGATATGCAATATCTTCTCTTGGGTCGTATCCGACAAAAATCTTCATATAGTTCCTTAATTATAATTCTGTTAGTGCTGTTAATGCGGCGCCGGATATCAATTCTGAATTATGAAATTGGCCGTAGGCTAAATGACAAGCCCACGCATATAATTTATCCGAGTCCGGATAGTATGGCGTATCAATTTTGGATAAATCTTGACTGGCCACTGGGCTTGCAGCATTGCATGGGGCAAGTGTAAATGCCGGAATCCCATTCATTACGGCTTCAGTGGCTGCTACTGAATTGTATGTCACTAATGCAAATACGTCATCTTTTAATGCTTCTTTTAAGGGTTTGCTCAACACTCTATCTTCTCTCTTTGGTGCTCGTTCTCTAACTTCTACAGGTCTGTCTGTGTATTTTTTAATTGTGTTTACCGTATCAACAGTCCATTGATCAAGATCAATACCGTAAAATTTGCAAGGTTTTTCGTCCGGTTTCGCAACAATGATTTTCCTTCCGTCTTTTTTCCAAGGTTCAATAGTCTTGTTGAATTTTTTCCATCGATCGTTGGGTCTTGGAATAATCTCTCCGTGCTGTAAATCATTTTTTACTATTCGATGCCAGTATTTCCATCCACTGGGATTTGTTGATGTTGCATCATTACCTAAATATCCAGTGTCCATATAAAAGAAATTTCTACGGTCGTTCCAGCATTGTTTCATAATTTTATGTTTTAAAATTCCTCTGAGTATTATAGGTTCAGAGGAATCGTTGTAGACAAAATCGTCAGTTGAAACAATTTTTCCACCACAAGATGCTGCAAGTTTGGCAATGTATTGATCTTGGCCGTCTTTGCTTAAGAAGATCCAATTTTTCATAGTCTTTCTATATCTTCTTCTACACAAGCATCACCGTATTGTATTTCTATGACTCGCAAAGGAAGATCAGTTTCATTGCATAACTTATGCCATTGAGTTCTATTGATATGTATGTGTTGATGCTCAGTGAATTCACCTAGTAGATCCATGTCTGTGCTGCTATCAATGGTATACACCATGGCGGTGCCTTCTGCCACGAACCAATGCTCTGCACGGTCTTGATGGCGTTGCATACTAAGGCAGGTCTTGGGATTTACTGTGAGTTCTTTAAGTTTGACATGATTGCCAACTTCATGCAATACCCGATAATATCCCCATGCTCGACCAGTCTTAGGTGCTTTCCATTCTTGGAGAATCCAAGAACTGGAATTCTTTTTGTCTTCACCACCCACAGCAAATACAAAATCTAAGTGAAGCATTTCTTCAAGTAGATCCATCTCTGGAATATTTTCTTTGGTTCTGTCGCCACCGTTGGCAAAGATTATTTGAGCAGTTGGGTGTATTGTTCTAACTTTTCTAATTGCATCTTTGGCGCTGTTATCGCTGTCATCAAAGTTGATGACTCTATCAACATCGTGTAGTGCTGCAATGATGGTTGCACGTTCTTCCCAGGGCATGAATTCTTGCCCTTTCTTTCGGCGTAACCATTCATCGGAATTAACTCCGACGACTAAAGAATCACCGAGTTCTCTAGCTGCTTTGATATAGGCAATATGCCCAGAATGAAGGGGGTCGAAACCCCCTGTGATTAGTACAATGCGTTTCATGCAGATATTTATCTGCGTATATTATCACACCGTTCAAAGAGTGGCGTCTTCAAGCCCTGCTGTACGTAGCTTTACAATATTGCTTAACTGCCATTGTTTGATATCTAATGCTTTGATAATGCCCAACCACTTGTTACGTAGCAGGGCAAAATCGTTGATGATCTTTTCAAAGTCTACAACGTCAGCTTCTCCCTCTACAAACTTTTCACAGTCTCTAGAGCTCAAAGCTCGTTGATAGCTTTCAAGATATTTACGGAAGTGTTGACTACGAAGTCTTCGGAGTTCAATATTCAAATACTCAAGGATACCTTCAATCTCTTGAAGTTGATTGAATCGATTTTCCACAATGCCAGGCATTTGCGCAGAGGCTTTCTCGATGTTTCCCGCTACACGGACATCTTGTTTTGCATGAATCAGTTCAGCTTCATAATAGGCCACAGCATCTGGAATATTTGAGATATCTTTGCTTACCCGATCATACCAATTCATTTAGTCCTCATCTTCGTAATACTCTGGATCTTCGTCATCAATCTCTTCACCGTCAATGACATACGTTATGGCTTCATCGAGATAGCTGTCAACTCCGGTTAGATCTTTCAATACACTTTCTTTGATGCCATAGTCCAACAATGTATTCACAAAGTCTGCGGCAAGATCTTTACGATGCTTCTCGGGAATATGTTCAATAACTAATGTCCAAATGTCAGCAATTAAATCTTCTTTCATTCAATGGTCTCCAAGTCTGGTTCAACTGTTGTAGTTATCCCAGAATCGGATTTTTCGCCATGTTTTGAAACATCTTCCATCATGATATCAAGACCGTTCTTTTCGTTCTTGTCCCAGGCTTTGCGGAACTGTTTGATAATCTCACCATCCGATGTTGTGTACACAAGACTGTTGCCTTCTTTCTTGAGTATGCCTTTGCCTTCGAATAGATCAACAAGCCCACTGTAGGGATTCATGCCTGTCTCATAAGGAATTTTTACCTGCACACTTTCAAAGGGTTTGGCATAGCGTGTTTTCATTACCTTGCAGGCAGCACGGATACCTTTGACTTCACTGATCTTGTTACCGTCTTCATCTTCTTTGAGCTTGAGTTTACGCATGGCTACCACAATACTACTGGCATAGATAAAACCTTGGCCACCTGAAATCTTATCATCGGGATCAAACATGTCTTGACTGGCATAGGTATGATTGGTACACACCATGCCAATATTGAGATTGCCAAACATGTTGACTGTATTACGCACCAGTGCGGTTAATGCCTTGGGCTTGCGACCCATGTCACCTTTCATATCGCCTGCTTGGAACTGATTGACATCTGTGGGAGTCAACAACATGCCCAGTGAATCTATAACAAACAACACCTTGGGGCGAGTGGCTTCGTCCATGGTCTTGTATTCTGCTACAAATTCCACAATGGTCTTGGCCACATCATCGATCATGGCCATGTTGAGTTTCAACAGCTTGTCCTCGCTGGTATCGACTCCCAGTGCTTCAAGCCACTTTTCGTCTAGAGCATTTTCAGTATCGATCAATATGGGATAGATACCTGCTGCCTGTGCGTTCTTGACTAGATTGCCCGAACAAATAAAACTTTTGCCTGCACCACTTTCACCTGCAAACACAGTGACCTTGCCTAATGGAATACCTTTGTTGAAGTCTCCGCTGATAAGATAGTTCAATGCAAAGTTGTTGGTGCTGACCCAGTCTGTGGGGTCATTGAAGCCGATACTAAGCCCTTCGATGCTCTTTGTAATTGACTTTCTAAATTTACTAATATCAAATGCTTTTGCCATTATAGTTCACCCTTTGGTAGTTTCTTTGGCCCTACAACGATGTCTTCACGACCGATTGCCTTAAGCCAAGTGTTTAGTCTGTTGATTATAACAGAATCGTCCTTGGGGTTGTCAAATCTAACATCGATATCAGCAACGGTATCGCCTGTTTGATCTTCCCTACTGTTAAAACTTAGAGAGAAGTTCTCATTAATTTTTTGTGTTCTTGCCATTATTATTTTCCTGAAATGAAAGAGAGTACGAGCGTGGGCTCGTACTCTGGTCTAGTTTTTACTGCTTGCGATTGCGAATCATTGCCAAGATATCTTGGGCACGACTCGCACCACCTGCATCGGCTGCAGGTTGAGCTACCGGAGCGGCTTTGGCCACTGGTGCTGTATCGAAAGGAGCATCATCTTCTGCTGCCGGTACAGGAGCAGATACACGACTAGCAGCCTTGTTGGGATCGCCAGTGGCACTGCCTAGGCCTGCTGGTTTGAAGTATTGACCCCAACGATCTAAATCGTAGGCTTCACCGTCAACTGATGCTTCAAACATCTCTTTCATCACTTTGAGTTCAACATCACCGGGTTTCTTGGGCAAGAAATCACTCAAGTTCCACAGTCCGTGAGCTTGGATAGCTGCTTTGTCTGTGTCAGTGATAGCACGTTCACGACGGCTCCACTTCGATGTAGAATAGTCAGCAAATCCACCTTTGGATGTTTTAGCAATACGGAAGTCAACGCCACGCATGTAGTCAGTTGGCAATTCTTCCAACTCGGGATCCATCAGTGCCGAACGGATGATTTGATAGATCTGAGGACCTATGATAAATCTACGGATAGGATTATCCGGAGTTGTATCTTCCTTGAGTGGATCTTCAACAATGAAGCCTTGGAAGATGTAAGAACGCTTCTTCCAGTACTTGCGACCCATTTCTTCTAAACTCTTGTCTTTGAACCAGCCACGCACTTCATTGAGAATTGGACAAGCTGTGCCGTCGTTGTACATTTCCACACAGGGGACCTGCACTTGAACTGGACGCGAATCAGTCTCGCCTTTGATGCCGGCAAAAGGTAGTTTGATCATCGCACGTTCTACCCAGAAAAACGTGTTGTTGGTATTACCGTCTGGCAAGAAACGAATTACTGCTTCTTTGCCTTCTGGCATGTTCCAATGTGGGTAAATTGCGTTGTCTCCACCGCCGGTGGATTGTCCTGTGGACTTTGATTGTGCTTCTTGAAGTTTCGCACGAATTTCTGCTAGTGTTGCCATTTTAAATGCCTCCTTGTGTTATGCCTAAAATGTTTATATGCCTTATGCACATGTATTATTATGCGCTTTTTATTTAGCAGTGTCAATGATTTTTTGTTTATTTTTGATTTTATTTCGCCAATAAAAAAGCCCAGGGCTTAACCGTGGGCTTCTCTATATTTGGCCAATGCCATTTGTCTAGCTAGCCATAAACGAAACTTTACGTAGTCTGACAGGTCATCTTCTACTACCTGACCAAACTCCGCACTTCTTCGATTACGGCCATAAGTGATCTCATCATCAATAATGAGATCACTATGTTCTAAATCAAATTTACTTTGCTGGAACAGCGGCTGGCTTTGCGTCTGCTTTAGGTGCGTCTTTCTTAGCACTGTCACTTTTGGCAGGCTTCTTTTCGTCCTTCTTAGCTTCAACCTTAGCTGGTGCAGGTGCTGGAGCACTTGCTGCGGCTGCTGGTGCAGCTGGCTTGGCTTCTTCTTTCTTAGCAGGTGCTTGTGCAAATGCTGATACTGCGAACACGGTAGCGAGGA